CTGCTGTAGGAACTGTCATTAACATAAACGTCAAGACGGACAGCTCGCAGTCTCTAGCGATGGTTGGAAAATCTTTGGGTAACACGCTAACTAAATATGTAACAGGTGGCGGACAAGTCGTTGTGAGTCCCGTCTAATGGCAGTCCCAACACCTCTAGTCGAGATTGGGTTCGACTTAACAGACACTGGTCGAGGGCCGTTCTTCTTACTGGACAACGAAGTGAGGGGCAAGCTAGACAACACCGAGTGGCTACTTGGAGGGACGCTTTTCTATGACGTGACGGACAAAGTTAAAAGCATCTCAATTCAACGTGGCAAAAACCGACAGCTCGACCAGTTTGACCAAGGACTTGCGAACGTGGTCTTCAATAATAACGACAGAACTTTCGACCCTGAATTTGCTGCCTCGCCTTACTACGGGCAGATTATCCCTAAGCGCCAAATCCGAATAAGCTCCGGAGGGGTCTTGCAGTTCTTTGGACTCATTGACGACTGGAACCTTTTATACAATCCAGACGGGGACAGCAGCGCCTCGGCAGCTTGCTCAGACGCAACCTCATCTTTTGCGACTCAGTTCTTACCACCAAGAACAAACGAGGTTCAACTTTCAGGGGACAGAATAAAAACAATTCTTTCCTTAGAAGGTATTGACTGGCCTCTCAACCAGCGAGACATTGAAACAGGAGCGATGGAACTTGGGGCAGACGTAATCCCTGAGAACACAAACGCACTTGCATACTTCCGAACAATAGAGAAGTCAGAACCGGGTGCGTTCTTTATCTCAAAGTCAGGCTCGGTTGTATTCCGTGACCGACGAACGCCTGCCGCTTCCGACGGACTTGTTCTTGCAGACGATGGAACTGGGATACCTTACGCAAACATTGTTGTCGAGTATGGCTCGGAGAATCTTCACAATGACATTGCACTGACTTCTGCAATTACAGGCACGCAGGCAATCGCTCAGTCGGCAGATTCTATAAACGACTTTGGAGTATTTTCGCTGAATCAAACAGGGCTGCTTGTAAACGACGACGACGTGCTTGTCGAAATGTCAAAGTTCTATGCCAACAAATTCAAGGAGCCAGAGTATCGGTTCAACTCAATCGACATAATTCTCGACCAGAGAACGACAGGGCAGCAGGCAGCAGCGCTTGCCCTAGAACTAAACGACGTCATTCAAATCAAGTTCACGCCGAACGGAATTGCTCCGGCAATATCAAAGTATGCAGAGATAATCAGGATTGACCACTCGGTCGACACTGTAAATCACGTCTTGTCACTAGGGTTTGCGACACTCGCCTTTAGTCTGTTCGTCTTGGACGACACTCAGTTTGGTAAGCTAGATAGTGGAAACGCCTTGGCGTTCTAATAAGGAGAAATAATTGCCTAGAAAAGTTTGGACTGCCGGGGATGTTCTCGCAGCAGTGGATGTAAACACCTACCTTGGCGACCAAGTAATTTCCGTCTTTGCGGACGCTACCGCTAGGGACGCTTCGATTACTTCTCCGCTTCACGGTATGGCTTGCTACTTGCAGGACACTAACGCCTTGGAACTTTATGACGGTTCTGCTTGGGCAGGTGGCGGAGACATAACTTCGGTAGTAGCCGGAACTGCGCTAACAGGTGGAGGCACAGGTGGCGATGTAACTCTAAACGTTGACCTTGCAGCCACGACAGCAGCGGCAGGACTTGCAAGCTTTGTCACAGACGCAACGACTGCCCGAACACTTACTACAGCAGCAGACGAGGGCAAGACACTTCAATTCACTTCTGCTTCGGCAACTGTCGTAACTGTAAACGCAAGCACCGACTTCACGGTTGGCGCAAGGGTGGACATAATCGCAGACGGCGCAGGTGTGGTCACAATAACCGCAGACGGCGCAACTATCGCAGGCGCAGCGGTATCAACAACAACAGGCAGCTTTACTATCGGCGCTCAGTATTCAGCCGCAACACTTCTTTGTGTAGCAACAGACGAATACCGACTAATCGGAAATGTGAGTGCCGTATGAGTTTGATGTTATTAGGAATACTCAACGCACAAGCTTCGGGTGTGTCAATAAGGTATGTTGCTGTGGGTGACGATGGAGAGCTGATTAGCTCACCCGACAGCACAACTTGGACTGCCCAGACATCACAATTTGGGGGTGTTGCTATGAATGACGTTACTTTCGGCGATGGACTATATATTGCTGTTGGTAACGCAGGCAAGCTGTCCACCTCACCCGACGGCGCAACTTGGACTGCTCGGACACCAGGTTTTGGTGAATTGATTGCTATTAATAGCGTGACTTACGGTGATGGGCTTTATATTGCTGTTGGGTTGGGTGGAAGAATGAGAACCTCACCCGACGGCGCAACTTGGACATCTAGAGCTTCAGGGTTTGGGACTACCGATATATATGGTGTCACTTACGGCAATGGGCTTTACGTGGCTGTTGGTAGAGACGGAACAATGACCACCTCACCCGACGGCGCAACTTGGACATCTAGGACTTCAGGGTTTGCGGGGACTTTTATATATAATGTCACTTACGGTGACGGGCTTTATATTGCTGTCGGGTATAGTGCAAAGCTAACCACCTCAACTGATGGCACAACTTGGACTGCTCGGACATCAGGTTTTGGTGGTGACTTTATCCGTGACGTGACTTACGGTGATGGGCTTTATATTGCTGTTGGTAACGCAGGCAAGCTGTCCACCTCAACTGATGGCACAACTTGGACTGCTCGGACATCAGGTTTTGGGTCTAATCAGATTATTGCCGCAACTTACGGCGATGGGATTTATATTGCTGTGGGTGACTCAGGCAAGTTGTCCACCTCAACTGATGGCACAACTTGGACTGCTCGGACATCAGGTTTCAGCAGTAGTGATGCTATTCGTGGCGTGACTTATGGATAAAAGAAGGAAAATAATGACGAAATACCGCTTTGAAATTGACACCGACAACGCCATAAGGATTTGGGACAACGAAAACCCAAATGACAACGGCGCACCCTTTATGTTCCAACCAGACTGGCCAGATGTAACCCCTTGGACAGATGCTGCTGAGGCAACCGATTGGGCAGAGGTTTTCATCGGTTCACTAGTAGACCCTCTAAGTGAATTTGTGGCAGGAAACTCACCCGATACTCACCCAGCTATTCGCCCACAACCAGTAGAGGAAGAAAACTAATGCCAGTAGTATCGACAGGCGTAACAGTAGGCACTTCAATAACCTCAGTGTCAGGGCCATTCATTTCTAGCAAGGTTGTTTACCTGCAGTCGGGAACCGCAGGCGCTGCAACTTATGTCGGCGGCTCAGACGTATCGGCAAGCACCGGGATACTACTAAGCGAAACAAACAACGCTGTCTTTCAGACAAACGCTGACGATACTCTTTACTGCATCTCTGACACTGGCGGAGCTGTTGTCAAGGTAGTAGAAGTCAAATAGCTAATGGCAGAAGAAGGCACATCCGTACGCATAACTAACGTCCAAGTTTATGAGAAGCTTATGGAAGTTAACGAGAACCAGATTGAGATGTTTGCGGAGCTGCGTGGCTTGAAGTATCTACCTGAAAAGGTTGCCAATATGGAAACTCGTTTGGCAAAGGTCGAGCTTATTGCTCGTCTTGTCTACGGTGTCTACGGCGCAACACTGGGAGCAGTGGCAGTCGGGTTAGTGAGCCTTCTTCGTGGGTAAGAAATACGAGCCAAGGAAATCAAAGTGAGACGCTTCTCTGACAGGACAGCCGATTGGCGTTTAGTGTATGACGCTAAATACATAACCTCGCACTATGGCGAGATGAGCAACTTCAGAAAAGCAAACGGTATGCAACCGCACTCCGGGACTGATTGGGCAAGACGGCGAGGCACACGCATACCAGCTATTGCCAAAGGCACGATTCGGTTGATTCAGTTCTCAGAAGTCTTAGGTTGGGTTGTCGTGCAAACGGCTATGGATAAAGACGGCATTGTCTGGTTCTTGGGTTACTGCCATATGGATGCTAAGCCGGGCTACCTTGTCGGG